GCTGTTGGGGTCGTTCGCGGTCTTGGCGCTCGTTAGTTTCTTCTTCATCCCAGACATCCGGGCGCAGAAGGATTTCTTACGAGGCCCGCCTTCAGGCTGAGGAGCCTTCAAGTTCATGCCTTCTTTCTTGGCAGAAGCACGACCCTTAGCGTTCAAGCCGCCGTTAGGATTCTTGCCTTCTTTGCGTTGCCATGCAGGAGTCTTAGCCATTACTTCATGCCCTTAAGGGTTTCAACCAAGCGTGCACGTTGACCCAGTTTACCGGGCTTCTTTGCAGCCTTAGCCAATGTCTTGGCTGGAATCGTGGCAGATTGCTTGATGCCCAATTGCTCTTTAAGAGCGCCGGGTTTTGTTATGGCACCTTGAATCCATTTGTCTTTTACCTTTCCGCCATCGGCGTACTCAGTAAAGTCCGTATCGTCGCGGCGTGCCTTACGCTTACCGCCGGGCATCTTTGAGGGGTTGATGTCGCCCATCCCCCTGCTCGCCATCATCGTTTGCCCCTAGCCATTCCGCCGCCGCACATAACCATAGTGCCGCGAGTTTTGCCACGCTGGGCAATACCGTCAGCACGCGCCGATGCAGAGCCGCCTTTAGCCAACTTGCGAGGCTTAGATTCGCCGGGTTCTGGACTTGGCATAGCTTTGTCGTAGGCTTCAGTAGAGCGACGTGTCAGCTCTTCTTCTGACATGTCCTCAATACGCTTTGGTTTGGTTGCCATGATTGGCTCCTTACTTTTTGTTTGGCTTACCGTTAGTGCCGGGACCGCCAGCCATCTTAGGTTGCTTGCCTTTGGTTTTACCCTTTTCAGCAATGCCGTCGCGGCTAGGAGCTGCTGTTTTCACACCGCCCATTTTGCCTGCTGTAGTACCTGCTTTTGGTTTGAATGCTGTAGCCATGATGTCACCACCTTTAGAAAATTTTTGGCCCTTGCTGGCCGTACTGAACTCTTTGGCAACCTTGGTAGGAATGCCAACCTTTTTTGCGAATGCTGGGTTATGAGCCGCTGCATCCATCAAATGCTTTTGTGCTGCGCTTTTAGCTGGCATGTTTGCTCTCCATGAGTCGATCCAGTTTTTCATCGAGGCGATCAAGCCTGTCCAAAACCCTGTTGATGTCGGCGTGGACTTCAACTTTTGTAACGTACTCTTTGGCGACTTCTTCGCGAGTTCGGTTGAGCAAGATTGTGACGCGTTTGAGTTCATCAGATTTCTCTCTCAAGACCCACCCCATTAAGCCTAAGCCACCAGTTAGTGCAGCATTCCAAATAACTGTATCCACTTGCCACCTCAACCGTAGATCAACATTACAGAGTCAACGTTTGTGATTGCAGCATACACACCAGACATAGCGCGTACGCCTTCGCCGGGCATCAAAATGTAATACGTACCTTGGTTAGCTGCCGTTGGCGTGCTAATTGTTCCCAAAGGTTTGCCGTTTGCATCGCTACCATCGTATAAAACCACGGTGCCAGCAGCAGCAGCGGCTGTACCATAAATGCCTTTAATACGGCATGGGCCAAGCACGGCTCCGTTTTGCATTTTGAATGTATTTGACGAACCCAAAGGTTGCGTCATGAGCACATCGGTTTGCATTGTCATAATTATTCTCCTTAAATGTGAAGGGGCCGAAGCCCCAAAGAATAATTAGGCAGGAGTGATGGTAGTTGTACCGTCAGAAGAATCAATCCATGTGCTGTTGGCGTTTGCGCCTTGAGCCACATAAAAAGTCTTTGTAGTCGTGTTGTACAACGTAGTACCTGCGGCTTTTCCGGCTGTATTGACAGCATTGCCAATAGCGCCAAGTGCAGTAGAAGTTGTGGTAGTTGATGTCAAAGTACCGGTGACATTGCCTGTCACATTACCAGTTACGTTGCCAATTACGTTACCAGTGATAGCGCCCTCAAAACCATTGTCTGATTTAACTGGGCCGGAGAAGGTAGTGCGTGACATGATGATTCCTCACATACAAGTTAGGCGCATTAGTCTGTATGTAGTCAGCCGGGACTGTCTAATGCACCGGAAACCCCGGGATGATGTAAATATACACCAATGAATAAATAAAAGAAAGAAAAAAGGGAGCCAAAGCCCCCTTTCTTTTTGCACATTAAGCGCCGGGTGAACCGTAGATACCCAGAGGGTCGGACACGCCGAAGCTGTAACGCTCACGAGCCTTGTAACGAACGTTACCGGTGTCAAAGTCGCCGTCCATGCTGTTTTGCAGCGGAGTACGAACGAAGTGCTTCAAACCGTTTGGCACGTCAGTGGTCAAGAACCATGCGTTAGTGTCAGTCAACCAGTGGTTGATTGCATAACCTTCAGGAATTGAACCATTGTTCTTCAACGCGTTGATGTCGTTGTCCGCAGTAGAAACACGGAGTTCGGTTTCCAAGATACGGGTTGCAACGAATTGCAGCGCTGGAGGAATGATCAACTTCTTAGGCTTAGCAGCGATCAACAGACCACGTTCGTCTGTCCAAGCGGCGATTTGAATAACAGCGTTTTCCAACGATGTTTCGTTCAAGTCAGCGCCGGTCGTAGGACGGTTGCTGTTGGTACCACCAGACACCAATGGGTGAGCTGTAGAACACAAAGACACGCCGTCACCGTAAGTCACAGCATTGCTAAACGCGTTGTTCAACACGGAAGCAGCTTTAACTTGTTTGGTGTAGGCCATAGCGCGAGCCAAGCCCTTTGTGTAACGTGCAGACAAGCTGTCGTACAAGTTATCTTCCACGGCTTCCTCGGTGATGGCAAAGCCCATCGCGATTGTTTCGTGGTTGTAACGTGCAGTCCATGCTTCTTGCGCATTGTCATAAGCGATGGCAGAGCCTTCGTTTTTAACAGGAGCGGCAGAGAAACCTGACAGCTTTGTTTCTTCTTCGAAGCTACGCTCTGATGTCTCAGTTTCGTAGATCTCTTTGTGCTCTTCGCCGTAACGGGCGTACTCCAAGCCGAACAAAGCGTTCAAGCCGGGCAAGAGTTCTTTAAGTAGTTGTGCGCGTGAAATAGCCATGATTTAGCTCCTTAGACCGCTGTACCAGTGTAGTAGGAATGCGTGCCAAAGTTCAATTTGACATACATTTCTGGATACTGGGTGAAAACAATAGTGGAAGAGCTAGGGATAGCTGTCACACTGCCGGGCACTGCGATTGCAGAGTTGATGGTCACTGATGTAGCGCCAGCAGCCGCAGCCACAGACACATACGAACCAGACTGGATGTACTGACCGTTAGCTGCAATGTAGCCAACTTCTGTACCAACCACCAAAGCGCTAGGCAAAGCCGTGCAAGTGATAGTAGTAGAAGAAGAAGAACCAACTGTAGAGCTAGTCACGGCAGTTTCGCCAACCAAGCCAACAACGCGCAAAGCCAAATCAGCGCTAGTTGTAGAAGCGCTATACAAAGCTGCAACAGCAGAGTCACCAGTGTTTACATTGCCAGCGTTTTGAATCAAACCGAAGTTTTGACCCAACATGGCAGTGGAAGCAGAGGCGATAACTGTAGTGGCAGAGCACATTACAACCTTGAACACTGTATCTGGGTCATCACAAACGATAGCTTGTGCGTCACCAGCGGCAGTGCCAGCAGGCCAGTACTGAGCAAATTGCTTTTGCTTAGTTGTAGGGTTTGTGTAAGAAACGCCCAAGAACACACCAACCATACCGGTGCCGGTAGAGTCAGTAGTGTCGGTGTTCTTTGTCACAGAACCGCGAGCTAGGTTAACTAAGTCACCGTAGAAGATGTCAGTAGCGTAACCGTATTGGATAGGATAGTTGCGGGTAGAACCAGCAAATACCTGACCGCCGATCAGATTGACCGGCTTTAGGCCGTAGGGGGCCGAGACCGTAGGATAAGCCATTTAAGACTCCTTAGTTTAAGAACCAGAACCGAAACCTCTGCCACGGGTCACTGTTGACTTGCGGTCATTAAACAGCGGCATACGGGCATCGTTTTCACGCATAAAACTGTTGTCTACTGATGACATCTGAGAATCCGCTTGTTTGCGGTAGTAATCATTACGTTGATCAGTAAATTCAACAGGTGTTTTACACAAGATGAGACCGCCAACCTCAATCGCATCCTTAAACCGCGAGTTTGGCTCGGGAAAGACTTGCGCTTCAGGATGATCGGATGCCTTTACAGGCTCCCATCCCTCACGGAATTTAGCTGAAACATTTCGGGCGTCACCTTGTCCTGCCATACTGGTACGAATCCAGCGGAAGGCATAACCGGGTTCCTCGTCAACTTCGGGAAGAAGTTGTGGAGCGGTCCACTGTTTTACAGCGCGTTGCTCTTTCTCTCGGGAATCGAGAGCGCGATTAGTACGATTTTGTTCAGCCATGATTTATTTCCTCATTTCTTCCGCAACCTTACGAGCGTAGAGTTCCAATGGAACACCAAGCCGCTTGGCGATATTTACCTGAGTTTGCGTGAGCACAACCTTTCTAGGGGTTGAACTGCGCGTAGCGGGTGCTACCACATTCGATTTAGGACGTTTCTCTTCCGGTTCAGGAAGTTCTTCGTGGCTCTCCGACTCGAAGGCTTCGGGGAACACTTGACGCATACGGGAATTTAACTTCTCGTAGTATTCTTCTGACTTTGGGTCAACTCCACTTTTCACGAGTTTCGAATGAAGCCCTAATGCAAAGCTGGTCATCTCATCATCAGCGCCAAACCAAGAGTTTTCTTCCTGCCACTTGGCCGCTTTATGGTCAACTGGAGGACGCTCTTGAGTCCGTGGTGCTATTTGTACCTCATTTTCTGTACTTTGTACAGCAGGTTTGAAGTTATTTACTCTATCAAGTTTGATTTTTGCAGCAGTAAGTTCTTCCTGCGCTTCCACCAAAGCATCGGAATCGCCTGATTCATAAGCATTTTTGTACTTACGTTTAGCTTCTTCGACCTCGTTAGAGACTACTTTTTTGGCCTGTTCCAGCAAGGCTGTTTGACCTTGATTTAATGAGCCTTTAAGTTTCTTGTTTTCCTCAACGATCGCTTGAGCAATACGCAGGGCTTCCTCTTTCTCACGCTCGGCGGCTTCCGCTTTACGCTCGGCAGATTTAAATCCTTTGTACAGATGGTCGATACGCTTTTTAACGCGATCGCTGTACTCGCTTAGCTCTTCGTCATCAGGAGCTTTAGGTTTTTCGCCAACTTGTCGGTGGGCTTTTTCATCATCGGTGCGGTCATCAACCACCTCGACTTTGGTTTCGCCTTCCACCTCTACTTTGACTTCTTCCTTTTTCTCCTGTTTCACTTCCTTTTCGGCAGCTTCGTCAGGAAATACAAATTCAGTTTTTTCAAAAGTCATGATTTACCTCCCGCATGAGCGAAAAAACGCTCAGAATGTTTATTTGATTTACTACGATTCCAACAAGCAGGAACTACCTGTAAATTTTCATGAGTACACAAGCCGCCTTTGCTAACCGGAATAATGTGATCCACATGCCACTCGCCTCCGCATAATTTCTTACGCAACTTGGCAAGCTCAACAGCTTCTCTCAAAATCCAGCTATCAAATTCATTAAGTGACTTTTCGCCTGAACTGCGCATCAATTGATAACGCAGTTTTGCTTGTTTTCTAGCTTCAGATAAAGGCTGCTCCGCACGTTTGGCTTCCGCTTTAGCTCTTCCGCCAGATGTGACATAAGCAACGTCTTCTTTGCGTTTTTGCATCTTGCCTTTATCGGTAGAGTAATAACGCTTTTTAATGGCGCGTACTTTTTCCGGATTAGCTTTTCGCCAAGCATAAATAGCTGCATTACGACACTCCCGACATTGTTTGTCAGCGTGAATGCAACTCATGCTCTAGTCACCCCTCTAGGATCCTGAACCACACCTTCAACAGAGTCATCGTTGATTAGACGGAACTCTTTGCCGTGAATCTTGATACGCGTGCCAGTGTTGGGACGAACCAACACAAAATCACCGACCTTGCAAGATGGGCCACTTGGGAAGCGGCTTGCATCTTTGTAGGCGTCTGGACCAATCTTGACGACAAACAATACGGGAGACAGGATCTCTTCGTAGTGCATAGTCGTGCCAGCCTTGATCAGACCACTATCACCATACTCTTCATCTACTTCTGGCAAAACGCAGAGCAAATGAAACGTAGATGGATCAGGCACTTGTTTAGCCTTTTCCTCCGCTGTGCCCGGCAGTACCGAAGTTGGGCCTTGCGGGTCCAACGTTTGAGCAATTTTCAGCTCAGGCATGTTTGACAAATCAGTCATCGTCTTCTTCCTTTAGTTTACGCACGAGGTCATTAGTTTCTCGATGTGCAGTTCGCAGACCCCGGATAGCTCCGCACATATCTCTGTACTCGGCATAGTCTTTAGCTACACCGTCGCTTAAAGAGTCAACCAAAAGTTTGATTTGCTCTTCGATTCTGTCACTTAAAAGATCAATTACTGTTTTAGCCATTTGCTTGCTCCAATGGAGTAAATGTTACTGGGTCATATTTGGCAGACTTACTCCAAACTCTAACGTAATTGCAGTCAAGTCGTTCGGAACATGCCTCGCATTTTTTATTGTTTCCACTATTGTTGTTGCCATGTGCACGATATAAATAAAGCACTTTTGGTAAACGAGCAATTGGAAATTTTTCAGCAATTTGCATGAATAAATCACCATCTTCGCAGCCACTAACTAACTTAGTGTTGTAGCCACTAATGTGATCCATCACTGATTTGCGATACATACCTAGATGACGCCAGCCATGTTGGTGAAGTTTTTCTGGATCGTATGTTTCACTTGCAGAATAAAGCTGATGCTCACCTTTTTCGCCGATTTGAGCCATGTCTGAATAAATCAATTGCACATCAGATAACTGATCAAACGCACGAACCATTTCATCTAAAGCATATCGCTCCAGTATGTCGTCATTGTCAAAATGACACACCAAATCACCAGTAGAAAGAGAATAAGCCTTGGCTCTATTCTTTACAATTCCAAGGTTTTCTTCATTTCTATATGCTTTGATTCGAGAATCATAGGAAGCCATCATCTGAGCAACCTCCCATGTGCCGTCGTCAGAGCAATCGTCTGAAATAATCAGCTCCCAATTCTCATAAGTTTGATTTCTAACGCTATCCACTGCGTATTTAATAAAACGCGCAGTGTTATAGGCAGTCATCAATAATGAAATCTTTGGTTTTGTCATTAAACTTTCGTCATTTTGGTGATCACGTCAGCTTTAATCTTTTGCTCATTTTGTTTTTGGCTAGAAGATAAGCGCATTGCTTCGCGTTGAGTTTCGCTGTCGATCCGTTTGTTTTCGACTTGCAGTTTTGCCTGTGCAAGTTGAATATCTGCCTGATCTTTTTGCTGTTTGCGTTGCATATCGGCAGCTTTGATCTTCAATTCCTCTTGTTGCATCTGAATCAATGGGTCTTGCGCCATCTGTTGAGCCTGTTGCTGCTGTGCTTGGGCCATATTGAGTTGCAAAAGCTGTGCTCCGGCCTGTGCCACAAGTTGTGAAAGCTGAACTTCCACGTCTTCTGGCAGTTTTTGGTCGGGAGGTGGGAGTGGAACACCCATTTGCTCTTCAATTTTGCGGCGATAAGCGAATGCCAAGTGCTCTGCGATGTGCGCCATGATGGCAGCTTGCATTTGTTGAGCCATAGGGTTCTGGCCAATCTGCGCAGCAATCATTGGATCCTTCATAAAGGTCGTATGAGCAGCAATATGCGCGTCGTGGTCCTGATAAATGAAGGCTTTTGTTGGTGTGCCCTTCAAGAATCCCATGTTTTCGCTGATTGGATCCTTTGGATTCTCGTCATCAGTGGTAGGAACCAGCTTGTCAGCGTTCTTAATGCCAAGCACTTCAATCATTTGACGATGCAACAGTGGCAAGTTGTAGATTTGAGGTGCACCTTGTGCCAATTGGATGACCGCTTGGTACTGCATGATGCGCTGAGCCATCGTGGCGGAGTTTGGATCCGACACTGGAATGACTTCAACCATGTCATAGTCAGATTGTTTGACCTGACGATTGCCGCCTTGAGGATCGTATTCGTAATCCTTTGGTGCGTAATCACGAATGATTGCTTTGAGGATTTTAAATTCCTGCTTCATTGAGTAATGAACACGGGCTTGCACCGCACTCATCGTCTTTAATTGACGCTCCAACAAAGCCAACGTAGTACCAACAGGAGCATTTGCGCTCATGTCAGATACGTTCATATCAGCAATAGATCCGAGACGACGGCCCTCTTCTGTGATCTTGTCCAACAAACCAGAAAGAACTTGTGAAGGTTCTTTGTATGGCAATGCCATGATGTTGTCTTTAATAGAGCCGCTTGGCACATCAACATCACGGAACTCACCGGGAGCGATTGGAGTGTCATCACCTTTAACACGCAGGCCACGAGACTTCAACCCACCGGGCAAGTTGCTTAGCGTACCGGCATCAACAAGCTGACGAATAAGAGAAGTTCCAGCACGAGCGTAACCACCGATAAGGTGAATAAAGCCAAAGCCATAAGCACCGAAGCCCGGAACATAATCGTATTGAACAAAGTGCTGTCGTTTAAGGTATTTCTGATCGTCCTCGTCCCAGTTACGATAGATTGATAACACCTTGTTAGTACCGCGATCAATCGTGACGATATACGGCAAAGCAATCCCGTCTTCATTTTCATCTCCGGGCATTTCGTAATCAATTTGGATTTCCAAGAATTGATAACGGTCATCATCATTTAATGTGTAACCTTGATCTTCGGCTTTTTTCTTTTCAACGTCGGTGTACATTGCCACCGATTCACCTAAATCAATGTCACGATAAAAGCCTGCGACTTGCAGCTTCTTGATTTCATTTTTTGTTTTGCGCATTACGTGAGTAACACGCTCTGCTGTTCGTGCACCAGATGAACCATAAGGAATGATTACATCTTCGGCAGGAATAAAAATAGATGTTTGACGACCTAGCGTTGGATCGTAGTAAACCTTTTTAAACGCAGATCCAGCCAAGCCTAAGTTAAAAAGCATTCGTTCATGCTCTGGTCGGTACTCAGGCATTTCTTCCGTGAGCTGATAGTTCATATCTTCACGAACGCGCTCAGCAGCTTCTTCTTTAAGACGATCTATTGCGCCAATGATTTCAGTCTTAACCGGACCAGCCGCAGGGAAAGTTTCAACAATCGTCTCACTTTGGAAACGTACAGCCGCTTCGGTGAGGATAGTCGAGAAGACACCACACGCGCCATCCCACGGTTCTGTGCGTTGCTCATACTTCATGCCTAGAACATCTAGACCCTTTACAAACATTTCTACCCAGTCTTTGCGACTGTTAATGTCCGCATCAACCAAACCACTTAATTCTGAGCCAATGGTTTCAAGATCACCTTCATCCATAAACTCGGCTAAGTTTGCGTCGAAGTCTTCTGCCGAAGGTTTTTCTGGCATTAGTTCAATCTCAAGACCATCCATTCCAATAGTTACATCTTCAGGATTGGTAATTTCGATTTCAATGTCCGGGCCATCATCAAGCAATGAGTCGATGCCTTCGGGTGCGTTGTACAGTGATTTGGTAATGTCCATGCGGAGCCTCAATAGTAAACATGCTTCTTACGGAAGCTACGTAGTTCTTCACGCTCGTCAGTTTCAAGACGCAAGAACCCGCCCTGCCGGAAACGAATCATCCCCTGAACGCACGCGTCAACTAAGTCGTCGTGGTCTGAATTAGGGAAAGCCGCCATCTGCTCAATCAACTCATGTGCCCATCGAGTGTCCGGAGCCCACACTTTACCCGATTTGAATAGATCTGACACGCTATTTAAGCGGACAAACTTGTCGTTTCCTCGGCTCGGCGTGTACTCTGACACCGCAATTCCCATGCGTCGCAACTCAAAAATCAACGGCGCACCCGCAGCTTTTGCTTCAACAACGAACGCATCAGGCTCCCATTCCATGTAATGTGAGTAAGCCTTTTCCTTCAACTCAGGAAACTCCATCCTCTTTTGGAACGCATCCAGCAAAATAATGTTCGGGTTCTCGGGATCGTCGTTGAAATAGAAAACACCCAGCGTCACGCACGCGGAATAGTCCGATCGCTCATTCTTTGTAAACGCCGTGTCCCATGACTGAATGATGAACTGGCATACGGGCGGCTCCTCTTTCTCCCAAGTCTTCCACCACTCTCGCTTAACAATCGCACCCTCTTCACCCGTAGGCGTCTGCTGGTACTGAGCGTTCCACTTACTAATAGGCAGTTCTTCCCTCAGCGCCTCAAGTTCTTTCAAACTCCAGAACTCAGGCCACAAAGGATTCCCGCTCGGCATGATCGCCGGCAGTTCAATCACTTCCCACTCGTCAGTCTTATCCCTCTTCGCCGCATCCGCAATGATCTTTCCACTTAAATCTTTCTGTGCCCATCTTGTCATTACTACAACTATGGCCCCGCCCGGTTGCAGACGCTGACGTGGGCCAGACGTGTACCACTCATAAACCTTATCGAAAACCGTGGGGTCTCCTTGAGCCAAGGCAGCTTCCTGTTCAGAGTGCGGGTCGTCAATGATCAGTAGGTCCGCGCCCTTACCAGTCATCGTACCGCCCACACCGATAGCGAAGTATTCGCCGTTTGCATTCGTAGCCCAGCGGCCAGCAGACTTCGAGTCTTGTCTCAGCGCCACATTAGGAAACACCTTAGCGTACTGCTCAGAGTCCACCAAGTTACGAACCTTCCTACCAAAACCCACAGCAAGATCCGACGTATTCGAAGACTGCACGATCTTCTTATTAGGAAACTTCCCAAGGAACCAGCTCGGCAGCAAATACGAAGCAAACTCAGACTTAGTATGACGCGGCGGCATATTGATGATCAATCGCTTCAGTTTCCCCGATGCGATCTCCTCAAACTTCTTAGCCATCAAAGCATGGTGGCGTCCATGAACAAAACCCGGCCACATCATCTTTACATAAGCCATGAAAGACTCCTGAGCCTGCTCGCGCTCCAACGCCGCCCTGTACTCAGCTACCTGAGCAAACAGCATCTCCCGCTCACCCTCGGGCATTCTTTCAACGAATTCTGTAACTTTATCCAAGTAATTACCTCAATTCATCTCGTCACCGTGACGACATGCGTAGCCAGAAATTTTTTATTTTCCGCATGGGCCTAACGCCGCCAAGTAGTCTTCCTCAGTCGGCATCTTTGCTTTTCGTCTTTTCAACAGTCCGCCGGGATAACTAGACAGCAAACCCGCATCAACAATCTGCCGCACACTTACATTCAGCCAAGAAGCAACTTCCTTCTTTCCCTCCATCTTGGCTATCCAAATCAAAGCATCAAGTTCATCCCTCAAATCAGAATGACCTTCCAAGTGCGCCCAATGTATCAACTCTTCGTTTGTCATTCCAAATTCCTAAACTGTATATACGTAGGCCGGATCGTCCTTCCCATCCCTTCCATCTTCTTCAACACTCCCAACTTCACAAGCCGATCCACAATCCTCTTCGTGTTCGCCAATCCCATCCTTCCCCGCATGTAACAAATATCCCTCAAAGACGGGCTATACCCATACTTCTCCCAAAACTCATCCACAATCAAAAACACTTCCCTCTGCTTCGGACTCATCTCTACCTCCAAACATTGCTCCCTAGTTAAGTCTTTCTTCTTAGGGATCATTTTCTGATTTATAGCTACCCTACCCCATTCCATTTCAATCTCCTACCCGGGGGTCTTCCCTGAACGAAGGGGTGGGGGTTGAGGTTGTGGAATTAGATTGGGGTGGGGTGGGTTTGAGTGGAATAGTATGTAAGAGATTTTGGGACTCCGATTCAACCAAGTGGGGGTCGGGAGTGGGTGGGGTCACGGCAGTCAGCTCTTGCAATAGGGTGGACGCCTCTGCTTCGATAACCTGTGCATCAGTTGCGTTCGCCTTCATCAGATCGCGCAGTTGTTCCATCAATGCAGCCTTGGTGTTCTCGCTTGATGTGATTACCTTGGTCTCTCGCCGCTCAGTAAACAACGCGACCTCAGTAATGGCGCCGATAGCCTTCGCCGCTTGTACCCGGGTTGCATCTTTAGCATCAGGGTCAATCATTACGTGGACGAGGGATTGGATTGCCAGAGCCCTTAGAGCGGCAGGTGTTCGCTGTTTTTCAGCCTCAAGAGCCAGCTTCATGGCCTCTATTTCTTGGGCTATGCTAGGTTTGGCCTTCAGCTTACTTGCTTCGCTACCGACTATCTTCGGTTTAGCTTTGGTGTTGTATGCTTTGCGATATGCGTCAGCGGATGTTGCACCCATGGCGACCTCTTTGCAGAATGTTTTTTGTTTGGCAGTTAAGGAGCGAGACGAGACGTTGAGTATCTGTTCTATCGGGATTGTCTCTAGTCCTTCCCTTATAGCTTTCCTACTGATCTTTAATGGTTCCATGCTTACAGTATAGGGGAACAAGATAGTAAGCCGCAAGCCTTCGGCATTGTCCCGCGCTACCCTCTTGCAGATAGTTGCAGGTAATTACAATCACCTCATTTCGTCACCGTGACGAGATGCAAATTTAGCACCTCGGTTCTAAGGGTTTTTCTTATAAAAAAATATAGAAAAATGTAGAAAAGTGTGATAGTATTCCCCCCACGTTGATATTGACGTATAGGAGCAACACCATGACATACGCAGAACTAACCGCAAGACTGCAACGCATCGAGAAAGTAACGGGGTTATATCTTTCCGACACTTGCGTTGACGCAGAGAACGCAGGCGAGAACCCATCTGATAGCAAACTGTATGACACCGCTTTATGTGCCGCAGAAAGCAGAGCGCATGACGCAGGTTACGACTTGCACGACCTCTTGAAGTCCATCGCATAAGGAGACCGACCATGAACCGCACACCATACGCCGCCACCGTTACCCATGACGGCATGACCTTCATGGGCTTTGGCACCACCGACCACGAAGCCGCCACAAAAGCAATCGACGCCCTTGAAGCCGTTTGGCAGATCAATACTGGACGCGCTATCTTGACTGTCCGCTTGAATGATTCGACACAGTACACCACGACTGTCGCCCGCTATTTCGTATCCACACACTAAGGAGCCGCACCATGAAGACCGCCACCATCCGAGTGAATCACATCTTTGGCACACGCGCAGGGCTTTGCGCAGATATCACCTACCGAGGACGCCTGTTGAAGTACTTTGACGGCGAGGACAGTAAGAGCCTGATCGAAGCCGCTCGCGCTTGGGCGCAGGGACAAGGTTTCACCCACATCAAATATATCTACGGATAAGGAGCCGCACCATGACACAAACCGTTTTAGTTGAAGTCCGCCACATCTACGGTATGAAAACTATCTATCCCGCCTGTGACGTTTCTAAACGTTTCGCCCGACTTGCAGGGACGAAGACCCTCACGCCCAAATCACTTATGCACATCAATGCTTTGGGCTACACCATCGAAGTAAAACCACAAACCATCTAAGGAGAACCGCCATGACAGTTGCAGAACTAATCGAAGCCCTTTCCGAATTACCACCGACCTTGCAGGTTTATGCGTGGATTGACGGCGACCGCGAGCGCGTCAATAGCGTGGACGATTCTTTTATTGCAGACGGATTTATTGACCTTAACGCAGGAGCGCAACCATGATTACCCCACAAGATTTCACCCGCGTCCGCAATGACGTAAACGGCAACCCGCGTTATGTTTGCCACTTTCTAGCCTTGGACGTTCACGGGTGGCAGTCAAATATCGGATTGTCCGACCGCTACGCTATCGCGTGCAAACTTGCCAACACTATCGGCGGTAAAAAATTCCATAACAAGCAATACGGTGGCGGTATCGTTTTCCAATGCTACAACCTCCCCGAACTATGCAACCGCATCAACGAATTGACACAAGGAGAACCCGCATGAACGGACAAGACTACTACCGCAACCTTGAGAAGAACAACGGCGAGCCACCTCACGAAGTGGACGAAGAACGCTTTTGGTGGCTTCTCGAAGTCCTACCACCCGCGAAGTGGACGCGCCGCAAGGATTCTGAGTCCTTCATGGTTATTGAATGTCAGACGGCAAACCTCTACACATGGTGCGCCCGTATCGGCGACAAATATTATGAAATGATTGCCCCGAATGACTGCACACATGAAGACATTCTCAAAAATATCTCTATCAGCTTGACATGACAACCTGAAGCCTCACGAGTGGGGCTTTGGGGTGCAATGTTGCACTATTTGGAGTTAAACCATGAAAACCATGACACCCGACCAACGCAAGGCAGTCAGCCGCCTAATGGCAAACCGCCGCCGCCAACTGAATCACGTCAGCCGATCATTCCCCAAGTATCACGAAGGCATGACAACATTCGAATACGTTTGCCACTACATGAACGCCAACCGCTACAACGGCATCAACCTCTTACCCTTGCAGGTGCAACCATGAAAACATCAGAACTAACAGGTGCCGCGCTTGATTGGGCGGTGGCGAAGTGTGAGGGAATGACACACCCTGAACCTCAACCAATGACAGACGCCGAAGCCGGAAAAATGCGCGTTCCTTTTTATTTATGGGGAACCGTAAGCAATAAAAACAAGGATGGCAATTGGTCTACAACGGTGGAAAAAATCGAAGTGGTGCGGTATGGAGTAGATGCATCCGTTGGGGCAACAATTCCGAGCGTTTCATTTATCGATAGTGATGGCGTTTTGTGCCGTGGATCGGTCGGCATGTTCTTTAAGACCGAAGCAGACGCCAAGTCTGCGGTGCTTTACGAAAGCAGCAACTACCAATGGAATGATGGCGGCTATTCCCCGTCAACCGATTGGGCACAAGGTGGGCCGATTATTGAGCGTGAACGGATTGAAATCGGGGCGCACGGTGACCAATGGCGAGCCGTGATGCACCTTGAGGCTGGAAGTATGTTTGCAGACGGTTCAACACCACTCATCGCCTCTATGCGGTGCTATGTAGCAAGCAAACTAGGCGACACCGTGGAAATACCCGAGGAATTGACAAAATGAAACCTAATTATCTTTTTTACTTTGAAGACGAACCGCACCGCACCGCATTGGACGACCGCACACGCACCGCCCGTATGCTCTTGAGTTACCGCCGCAAGAAAGACGCCTATACCGTCACCCGCACCAACTTGCATAGCTACCGCGTGACCGTTAAAGGTTTCCCCTCAGCCATCCTCATTCATTCGCAGGAGTTCACACAATGAACGAACTAGCCTACCAATACAAAGACGAACGAGACCGCCGCAACTGGCTTTTAGGGCTTGCCGTGGCACACCTTTACAAGTGGGAGCGGACGGGAGACATTAAACTTTTGAAAATCGCCGACCAACTGGAGAAAGAAGCAGGGTTACACAAATGAACCACACCGAAGCCGCATACATCAACGCAGGGGCTAAGTTTGAACGGGCACAGACGCCCGACAAAGCACGAGCCGCCGCCGAGTACATACGCGCCATGATGAGTAGCG